CCTCGGGGGCGACGCCTCCCCGGCTGCTGGGTGCGGCGGGCAGCCCGGTCGCACTGCCCGCCGCAGAGGGCTGGAGGCTTCGGGGTGCGCCGTGCCTCAACAGCCCTGGTCTGGATTCCCACCACCGACACACGGCGGGGACGAGACGTTCCTGCCACGCGAACACCGCCAGGCATCCGCCGAGGTAGGCCGCGGTTCCATAGAGAACCTCGATCATGTCCGCTCCATCTCCTCGGCAACCGCCCGAGCGGCCCGGAGCGCCTCGCACAACTGAGCGTCGGAGTCGGGGGGCACGATGCACGCGACCCGCGGTGGGCCGGTCATGACGACCTCGCCATGGGAGACATAGACCTCAAGGTCCGCGATCTCTCTGCCGACCTGAACCGGTACGGTCCACCTCATCGCTGGCGGGTGCGTCATAGTGGGGCCTCCCCGCGGGTCTCTGCATGTGCAGACGCTGCGAACGTGGTGCCGGGTTGCTGCCACTCAATGGCACCATGCGGCACCGCAGAAGGCAATACCCCGTTTGGTGGAGTGCTCTCACCCCCGTCGGGGCTTGTATGCTGCGGTGCATGGGTGGCAACGGGTTCCCGACGCCGCGCGCCTCGGCGATCGGCATGGAGTTGCGCGTCGCCCGCGAGGCCGCCGGGTTGAGCGTTCGAGACTTGGCGACGCGGATCGGCGTCCACCACACGACCGTCAGCCGGTGGGAGACTGGCGCGCGCATGCCAAAGCCGGAGGACGTTGCCGGCGTGCTCGTCGGCTTGGGCGTGATCGATGAGCGACGTGACGAACTGATCGAACTGGCTCGCGCGGGGGACAGGCCGCAATGGCTCGGCGGCACCCAGCGGCAAGTCGCCGCGCTGCTGCAGTTCGAGGCCGAGGCCGACCGAATCGTGCACGTCGCGCCGCTGTTGATCCCGGGGCTGCTGCAGACCACCGCCTACACGAGCGCAATCATGGAAGCTGCTGGCATTCACTCGGGTGAGATGAAGCTGCGCGTCGCGGTACGGATCGGTCGGCGCGACATCCTGGTTCGCAGCGGTCGGCCGCGGCTGCTGGCGCTAATCGGGGAGGCGGCGCTGCACGTCCAGGTCGGCGGGCGCGAGGTCATGCGCGACCAACTGGCCAGGCTCGCTGAAGTGGCCGAGTGGGAGTCGGTGGACATCCGGATCGTCCCGTTGGCGGCAGGCTGGCATCCGGGCCTGATCGGACCGTTCATCGTGGTCGAGCGCCACGTGGGCGATCCCGTGGTGCACCTGGAGATACACGACAGTGGCCTCTTCTTGCATGAGTCGGAAGACACTGCTCGCTACCGGGCAGCAGCCGATATGGTCCTACGGTCTGCGATGGACTCGGCGCAGTCTCGCGGGGCCATCGCAGACGCTCTCAAGAGATTGGCGACCGAAGGGAACCCGTGTTGACCTGGAAGAAGAGCAGTTTCAGTACTGGGACGTCCGACTGTATCGAACTGGCGTGGTGCGGCGCGCTTCGTGACAGCAAGAACTCGGATGGCCCGGCCCTGAGGGTCGAGCTGTCCGGCCTGCTGGCAGCGGTGAAGGCGGGCAACCTACCGCGCTGCTGACCGGGCTCCGGGCTTGTGACCCAGGGGCCCGGCGTTGGTAACATGAGGGCGCGTTGAAAGCGCGCCAAGCTCCCAATTAGGGGCGACACACAGGGATGGGTAGATCAGGCCGGAGCCCCGTAGCTCGCGTAGTCCTGGCCGGTGCCGCAGACCGGAAGCGGACCCTGTCGCCCCGCACGTCGAAGGACCCGGTGCCGAACTACGGTTGGGCACCGGGTCCGCTTCATGTTCTAGCGAGCGCCCCATTGCTCGCCGTCCCACACCCACTTCGCGTTGTCCTCTTCGGGACCGTCGCATGCCTTATCAGCGAGGCAGAAGGCCGTGCCGTCGGGCAGCACGCCGGACCCGTCCTCGTAGATCCGCCAGGTTGGTGCTCGCCCGGCGGGCGGCTCCGCCGCGGCCGCCGATGGGATAGCTCCGAAGGTGATGATGAGAACGGCGGTGATCAGCTTGGCCATGGACTCTCTCCTAGTCGGGTTTTCCTGCTCATCGCTCAACGGCCCGCGGGTGTATCGGTGCCGTGGGCCGTTGCCCGCGGCACCCACGGCTCACTCCCACTTCCACGTCAGTTCAACGGCAGCCATGGCCGACATGCCCAGCTCGCCAGCCCAGGACTGGACGTGCGGCCAGAGAGGGTGTCCGACGGACAGCTCTCCGTCGCGCTGCATCTGCTCGATTGCCTCGGCGAGGGTCATCGCGGTGATTGCCTGGTTGCGGGTGAACTCGAGCCCACCCAGCCACGACACCCGCCACGGGCCGTACTGGTCGTCCGTTGCCGGCTCAGCCCAGTGCTCGGTCTGATCGCTGGTCATCCGCTCGGAGGTGATCCGCATGCTCATCAGTCCTTCTCTCCGTCCGCGGGAGGCGGCCCGATCGGTCCCATTGGCTCACCGGCGGCCACCTGCTGGCGCCACTGGTAGAGCAACTCGCCGGCGTAGCCGTCGGCGAAGATCCCGCCGTCCTTGCCCATGAGCCAGGGCACGAGCTGGTCGGCCAGGTCGGGGTCGAGCCGCCGGACGTGTTCGAGCAGGACCGCGGTGGTCACGTGGTAGATCAGCAGGTTGACGGCGCTGTTGTCGGGCGCTTTCGGGTCGAGCACCTCATCCCAGCAGTGTTGGGCGCGTTTGAGGGTGTTGGCGATGTGGTCTTTGGCGGTGGTCATGGTGTCCCTTCCTGGCGGTGGTCGATGGAGTCGGCGACGGGCACGTTGGGTAGCGCCTCGATCTCCCAGGCCAGTTCGCGCAGTTGCCGCTGCATGTCCGCCGATGCGCCCTTGGCGATCTCCCGGAGCAGCGCTGGGACGATCGCCCGCCCGACGTCCTTCTCGGTCGGTCCCATCGGGTGCACCACGCCGCCGTAGCGGTTCGCTTCCGGGACGTGCCACTTGCGGACCTCGTCGAAGGCCAGCTTCCCGGCCATGTCTCGCAGCCTCTGGGCCAGTGGAGTGGGCTCCTCAGCCATGATCGACCTCCGCTCGCTTCAGGAAGCTGGGGTGCCACACCAGACCCTCAACCTCACGGTCCAAAGCAGCCATGAACCGGTGGGTGCACCCGGGACACAGGTCCGAAGCGGTGATCCAGCCGCTTGCCAGGGAGTGGATGCAGGAGCCCCATGTGGACGGACGGGAGCAGCCGGGGGCTGGGGTCGGATCGACGTCGCCGGACAGGCAACCCTCGTCGTGCAGCGGCACGTCACAGCCATAGCCGCCGTCGCACTCGGCGAGTTCGGTGGGGGTGGGTTCAGGAGCGGACATCTGACACCACCCAATGGCCGTCGCGCTGCTCGTAGTCGACACCGTCCACCGTGAAGCCGACCATGGCGGTGGGTTCCGGGTCGCTGATGCGGTGCGCGCATTGGTGGCACACCGACACCTCGGGGTCCAAGGTCTGCTCGACCAGTTCGGCCATCTCGTCAGGCGTCAGGCCCTCGACGTCCAGTTCGCCTTCGGCCCAGCCACCCGCAGAGATCGCGTACGCAGCGATGACCTTCGCCAGTTCGACCATGGTTCAGCCCTCCCCGCGAAGCTCGGAGGCGCGGTCCCGGACCAAGTCCAGCAGGTGCTCGCAGCCGTAGTGGTAGTCCGAGTCCTCATCGGGGAAGGCGGTGTCCAGCATCCGCTGCAGCTCGGCGGCCAGGATCAGCGGGAAGACCTCCGCTATCACCTCGGCTGCGATGTGCGCCGCGGCCTCCCGGTCGGACGGGTAGCGTGCCGCGATCTCGTCCGCTTTGTCGTACGCCAACTGCGGGATGGCCAGCTCGGTCGCCATGTCCCTGCCTCCTCAGCAGTCGGTGACGTACGCGCCGCCGTACGCCAAACTGATCGACTTCGGCGGGTAGGCGACCTTCTCGACCATTGCGGCGAGCGCCAGCGTTGCGTGCACTTGGGCAAGCTCGGCGCATTCGCTACGGGTCAGGCCGTCGATCGGCGCGATCTCCATGACGTTCTGTGCGCCAGCCAGCAGCCTTTCGGCTTCCTGGTAGTGCTCCGGTCCGGTCATGCCGCTTCCTCCTGTAGGTGTGCGATCACGGGGTGTCCTCACGAAGAGACCGCTCCAGTTCAAGCAAGCGGTCCGCGGGGACCAGGGACGTGACCGTGGGGATCTCGCCGAGAAACGCACGGGCCTCCTCGGACTCCAGAGCGCCCTGCACGAGACGGGTCAGTAGGTCGGCTTCCTGCCGATCGAGCTGGAGGAGCGCCCCCTTGATCTTCGCCTCAATGCGCGTGGCGCCTTGTCGACGCAGTTCGGCGCGTTCCTTCGTGGGCTGAGGGATCTTGCGAGCCTGAACGATCTCGTAGTCCCGACCGTCCAGATCGAGTCCGGTGACAGTTAAGCCACGAAGGACGTCGTTGGCCTTGCGGTTCGCCTCCCGCGCGGCCTCTTCGATGAGGTACATCGCGTCGGCCCACGCCTTGTCGTCCTCGGCGAACCGGGCGGCGATGCGCTCCTCCAACTCGGCGGCGAGCTCGGCCTTCCGCTGCTCAACGTCGGCTCGCAGCACCCTGAACCGCTGCCTGATCAGGGAGCGGAGCTCGGCTCGCTCAGCCTTGGTGATTGTCATCTGTCTCCTGTAGGTATGCGATCGGTTGTGCGCCGATGTACTCGGTGTAAACGGGGGGGATGGCCTGTGACAGTTCGTCGCCGGTCATCCAGTCGATGCCCATGGCCAACCGGCCCACGTAGGTGCCGACGTCGCCGGTGACGGACACGTGCATGCCGGCGTCCCAGCAGGCCCGCCTCTTCTTGGTGCTAGTCCTGATGCGGTGACGGGGGTGGGGCGGGGTGGTCAGCATCAGTGGGCCGGTGATCTCGAACCACCGGTGGCGATAGGTGCGGAGCCCGAACATGCCGCCGCACAGAGTGAGATCCGCCCGCATCTCGGCGCCCGGCGTGTTCTCGATGACCGTCACCGGGTGAGGCGCGAGGGCCTGGCGGGTGGCGTCGAGCAGCCACCCCGTGCCGTCTTTGCCGGAGCGTGACGACAGCGCCGAGTGGTCGTGACACGGCGGGCTGGCGTGGACGGCGTCGAACTCGCGCCCGTGCTCGGCGAGGAACGCCAGCGCGTCGCCCTGATGGAACTCGAACGGATACCGGGGCTGGGGCCGGAGGTCCACACCCACCACTTCGAAACCTGCGCGGCTGTAGCCCATGGCCGCACCGCCGGCGCAGCAGAAGAGGTCCAGCAGTCGGGGCCTCACGGGGTCACATCCGCAAGTCTGCCCCTGTGACGCCCCTGGATCATGAGGTAGACGCAGGTCAGAGCCTGTTGGCCGTGCACGCGGGTGATGTGCACGGCCATAGCTGACCTGCGGGTTTCGGTTTCCGGCTCGCTCCGGCAGGGTCCGGCAGTTTGTTGCCGTTCGTGCTGGTCAGACGGCATCTTCCGCCCTTTCGATCCGGTTGCCTCCGGCAGGCTGTTTCGCAGGGTCTGCCCCAGCGCTGCCCCAGTTTGCCCCAGGAACGACCGTCAGGGGCTGCTGCTCACCGAGCGCCGCGAGCACCGACGCATGGGCGGCGGCGGTCTCTTGGACGTACTCCTGGAACTGGGCCACTGTGGCGTGTCCCATCACTTCGGCTCCACGCACGGGGTTCACCCCGCCGTCGGCGAGCCGGGTTGCGTAGCCGCGCCGGGGCGCGTAGGCCGTGCGCCGCGGAACACCGTGAGCCTTCGCGGCGTACTTCATCCGCGTGGTGATTTCCTCGGGTTTCATGGGCCGACCGCGGTCGGTGAGAAACACCAACGCGCTGCCGCATTCGGACCCGTCGGTGTGATGAACCCCGCATCCACCCGACAAGTCACGGCCCTCGATACGCCGTGACAAAATCTCTACAGCTCGAGAGGTGAGCGGTACCAATCGGGCATCCTTGTCTTTCGGGAACCCCCGGATTACCCACTTGCGATTGACGTAGACCTCGCACACCTCGATGACCCGACGCCGTTGATCAACGCGGTGCACGTGCAGCCCGCACAACTCACTCGGCCGCAACCCGGTCTCGAGGGCGAAGTCGACAGCGTCACGGTAGTCCTGTCGAAGCTTCGCCCCGATCGTGGCGGACTCGTCAACCGTGAGATGCTGCTTGCGCTTTCTCCGCAACGTCGGTAGACGAACGCCGGCGCACGGCGACGCGGAGAGCACCTCGTCGTCCATGGCGCGCTGGAAGCTGGCGCGGAACACCGCGTAGATCCGCAGTACGTAGCTGGGCTCCGGCTTGCGTCGGTGCGTCCATCCGGCCGCCATCCCGTCGCGGAGAGCGTTGACCCAACGTTGCACGGCCTTGTGCCCGATCCGGTTGAGCGGCTCGCCGCCCCACTGAGGGCGTAGGTAGCGATCAACAATGCGCTGCTCTACACCATCAGTGTTCGAGTCCTCACGGGAGCGGCTCGGCGCGATCACGTCCCACCACTCACCCCAGGTGATGGTCGCCGCCAGCACGCCCGCTTCCACTGAAGCTTGCCGCTGCGCCCGAACCTCTGCCTCGCGCGCGGCCTGCAAGGCGTCAGTCTTGCGGGCGTACGGGTGCTCCGGGTGGGTCCGTCGGCTGGTGTAGTGCTTCTTGTTGTCTGGGGTACGCCAGCCGCCCCGCCACGATTTGCTGCCGGAGATCCGCTCTGCCCACGCCACTTCTGACTAGCCTTTCATCGGTTGAGGTGCTTCCACTCGTGCGCGATGTCGCCCGTGTACTCGATGATCCCGGTCGCGATCTGGTGCATGTACTGGACGCGGAACTCGCTCAGGTCGAGCTGGATCTCGCGCCCCAATGCAACGGCCTCGGCGATCAGGACCGCCAGCCCGACGATGCCGACGGCCCAGCCGATGTGCCGGGCGGCTGCCACGGGGTGCACGGCCCCCAGTGCGCAACCCACGATGACGACGACAAGAGGACAGATTACGGACAGTGAGTATTTTCCGGAGTGGGAACTCATGGGGCGCCACCCTTCGATGTGGGTTGATGGGCGGCTAGGTCTAGGCCTCCCGGAGGATGCTTGGACCTTCGCATCGCTTTGACCTGGGGTTACCAGTTGTTGCGCTTCTGTTACAAACCACTCACCCATTTGAGGGGTGACCCTCTTTGAAGTCACGCTCCGCCAACAACCGTCGCGCTTCGCGCTTCTCCAGATAGAGCTTCCACAGTTCGTCGAACTGCTCTGGCCGGACCTCGTCCCGCAGCGCGATCCAGAACGCTGGGTCGTCGGGGTGGGCGGTGAGGACCGGTGACACCCGAGGGTCAGGCCGGAGCGTCCGGGGCACCGACTGGACCTCCGGCGCCGGTCCGCCCTCGAGGATCACCCACGGTGTGTCCTCGCTCCAGCCGGCGTGGTGCCGGCCCAGTGCGCGACCTATCTCTTCCAGCACGGTGGCCCCGATACCCGGCTCGCCCCGCTCGACGGCGTCCAGGCTTCGCCGACCGATGTTGGCCTCGGCAAGGAAGCCGGTCCGCCATCGATGGCCGGCGGCGCGCCTGGCGGTGGCCACCGCGTCCCCAAGGCGCTTACGGGCTTCTTCTGAATACTGCGTGGTGCGTCGCTTACGCGGTCCCATGTCAGCAGAGTTTGGCAGACCGTCATCGCAGAGTGCACGCCTCATCCTTCTTTTCCGCCGAAGTCTCCGTCGGTACGCCCCCGCAATCAGCCGCATAAGTAGCAGAGTACGGCAGACATTGGCGTACACGCAAGGCCATAAGTCCCTACCTGCCTAACTCCGCTTGACAATATAGGCGGAGTTGAGCAGACTCCGCCACATGCCCTACCTGAACAAGCCCCGGGTCCAGCGCTGGCTCGTCGACCACGACAAGTCGGTCCGCGACCTTGCGGCTGCGACCGGCATCCCCGCGATGACGATCAAGAACGCCGTGCTGGGTGGCCCGGATCCCACGCGAGGTCGGGACCCCATCCGCTGGGGACGGGTGCGGCTGCTGAGCACGGCAACTGGGCAGCTCGGCAAGGCAATCGCAGTACCGGATCTCGTCGCACCGGGCACCGCACTGCCCGAGTTTCTGGCGGCCGGCGGCGAGGGCGAGGGCGAGGGGGACGGGGATGCAGAGGTGAAGAAGGAGACAACCGGGCCCAAGCGTCGAGAGAACGGCGGCGGTACCGGTCCGAAGCGTCCGGCTGGGCGTGCGGCATGACCGAGACCCCGTGGCTGACGCTCGCCGAGGCGGTCACCTACACCAAGCGCAGTGAGCGCACCGTCCGCGGTGCCGCAGTCGAGTGCGACCGGTCCTCCGGAGCTCGGGGTCTGCGCGGCTACCAGCAGGGCGCGGGATGCAGTTGGCGGTTCCACACCGCCGACCTCGACCGCTGGGTCCGCGGCGAGGCTCCGGCGCGCAGCTCTCGCTTGTCGGTTGCGAGTTCGGCGTGATGATGCTGCTGATCTTCCTCGCCATCGCCCTCGTCGACTTCCCCGACGCCCGCCAGTTCCGGCTCCTGGGTCTCCGGGGTTTGGTGCAGCCCGCTGAGGAGCGTGAGTGGTGAGCAGTGACCTAACCGTCATTGACCCGGCGCAGGTCGAGGCGGCTGCCGACCCCGCGCAGTACGTGGCACTGGCGTGCGAGAGGGCGAAGGCATGGCTGGCCGATGCATTGGAGCACGGCGGCATCGAGGAGATCGTTGAGCTCAAGTCGCAGGCCGAGGCGATTCGGATCTACACGCAGCAGAAGCAACTGGGGAAGGACGCTGAGCTCTCGGCTGCGGAGATTGTGCGGCGCGCCGAGCGGTGCATTGGTCTGGCGATTCGTAGGGGGCAGGAAGCGGGCGAGATCCGCACTCTGGGCCAGCACGGCAAAGCTCTTCTTGACGAGAAGAGGTCCCCCGCGGAGTTCTTCAGCGGTGGCGGCGAGACCTCTGATGTCTATGCGATGACCGACGGCGTCACAGATCAACAGTTTGACGAGGCCGTTGCCGAGGGGAAGGCCGACGGGAACCTCTCCCGCGCGAACGTGGTTCGCAGGGTCCGGGCGAAGCGGGATGCGAAGGAAGCCATGGATGCGGCCCTTACCGACGAGCCCCCCGACGTGACCGAAGAGTGGATTCCCGCTGGCAACGAGAAGAGCTCGGCTTCGGCGGCTCGTCGCCGCGAACTGATCCGTGGTTGGGGTTCTAGCGGCTGGACGTCCGTTCAGATCGGTGAACGCTTGGGTATCGCCGACGACACGGTCCGGCGGATCGCTCGCGACGAAGGCGTGACGATCGCCGCCGACGTCGCGCTAGGCCGCGGCACTCGCAAGGGAATCGACTCCAGCCGCATCGTCCGGGAAACCGTGGCCGGTCTCGAAGGTCTGGAGTTGGCCCTGGACCTGGTCCGCTTCGACGAGCTGGACCTGGCGGAGATACCGAACTGGACCAGCTCCCTCACCGCGTCAATCCGAGTCCTCAACCGGCTGAACAAGCAACTGAAGGAGATGGTCCAGTGGTAAGGAAGCCTACCGGCAAGCGCATCGAACGGGAAGCCCACCTGACGTGGGTTCCACTGGTGGAGATGCGCGTCAACCCGTTGGCGCAGCGCGAGTTGAACCAGGCCAGGGTGGACAAGCTGGTCGCCGAGATGGAACTCGAGCAGCTCGGCAACCCCACGGTCAACGCCCGCGACGGGATGTTCTTCATCATCGACGGGCAGCACCGCTACGAGGCCCTGAAGAGGTGGTTGGGCGAGGGCGGATGGGAAGACCAGATGATGCAGTGCTGGGCCTATGAGGGCCCGAACGCCCTGTCCGAAGAGGAGGAAGCCGAGGTTTTCCTCAAGCTCAACGACACCCTGGCCGTGGCCACGTTCGAGAAGTTCCGGATTGCGGTCAAGTCGGGCCGACCGGAGGAGACGGACATCGACCGGATCGTCCGCGCCCAAGGGCTGCGCATCTCCCGCCAGCAGGGGGGAGGAGCGGTCCGGGCAGTGGCCACACTCCGCAAGGTTTACCGACTGGGACCCGACGTGCTCGCCCGCAGCCTGGCGGTCATCCGCGACGCCTACGGCGACGCCGGATTCGAGGCTGGCGTCATCGAAGGCATCGGCCTGCTGTGCTCTCGCTACAACGGCCAACTCGACGACGCCGTCGTCGTGGAGCGCCTGGGCAAGGCCCGCGCCGGAGTGAACGGTCTCACTAATTCGGCCGAGAACTTGCGGATGAACACCGGCTGGTCCAAGGCGCATTGCGTGGCGGCGGCCGCGGTCGCGATCTACAACCGCGGCAAGGGCGGACGGAAGTTGCAGTCCTGGGCGCGCAGCGAAGACCAGACATAAGAACGGCCCCAGCGGTGGGGCGATCAACCGATTCGAAGGGAACACAGATGACCCAGGAGCAACCGGGGATGGCCTCGATGGTGGAGGTCTTCAACTTCTTCAGCGACGGCAAGACCAACGACTACAAGCTCGCGCAGTTCCGCAAGGACTGGGGCGAGCTGAGCGAGCAGGACAAGGTCGACCTGCGATCGGGCGTCGGGAACGGCTCCTTCACCTACTGAGGCGTGAATTAGAACGGCCCCAGCGGGGGAGTCGCCGGGGCCACAGCACGGAAGGACGAGTTCCATGCAAAGCACAACTATACCAACGAACGGGGATTTGGCGCGCATCCTCGCTCAGGTCGCGGACTCGCTGGCGGAATACGACCACTTGCCCCCGCTGCAGTTCATCCAGGTGACGCGCAGGGGTACCTGCCGAGCCCGGCTGGCCGGTTGGGGAAATGACGAACTGGTTGCGCTGGTCACCTGGGCAAAAGCGTTCAACGTCCCGGTTGTGTTCGACCGCACGGACGCGAGCAGCATGGGTGCCATCAACGTCCGGACCACGGTCCTCTTGGCGGGCCGGGAAGTCGTGCTCACCGTGATGGTCATTGACCTCGGGCGAGCGGATGGGTTGGCGATCAACTCGGGCGCAACGGTTCCCTTTGGCCTGCACGTCGAGGTGTCCGCTGAAGCGCTGCTGGCTGTGCTGGATGGAGAGCAGGTGTCTGCGTGAGCGTCCTTCTCTGGGTCATCGCCGCGTGGCTCGCGCTCGACGCGCTGTGCTGGGTGGGCGGCGTGGGGAAAACCGTCCGTGTCACACGCTCAATGGCAGTGAGTGTCGTGGTCGTCCGGGCGTTCTTCGTCACCGTTCTGGTGATCGCTGCCGTTGGCGGTGTGACGCCATGACCGGCCACCGCCTCAACGCTAGCGAGCTCGCCATGCTCGACCAGATCGACGCCACATTCCGGGACGACGTCCAGAAATTGCTGGCGCGGTTCCGTGAACTGGTCGCGGAGACGGAATCGCCGCAAGTGGGGGGGGCGGCGATGGTCGTTGAGTTGCGGGAATCGGGTCTGACGCCGGAGCTGCTGCGCTCCTACCTCGCGATCGCTCTCGCGATGCTGGCCGAGGCGGGTGAGCGGTGATGAACGCCGGAGCCGTTCTGCGTCAGGCGATGTTCGACCCTCGTCTCTGGACTCTGCTCACCATCCTCCTGGTACTCGTCGCCCGCTGCGACGACTTCTCCACCTACCCGAAGTAGAGGCGTCATGAGTGCACACGCCGAGAAGCGCGGCCAGTACGGCGAGTTCGCCGGCACATCGACCTGGACCGCCGACGAACTGGAAGTGGGCATGTGGGCGGCTCTCCGCGCCCATGACGTGGAGGCCGTGTACGGCCTGCTGATGTTGCTGGCGTTGAGGGACCCGTACCGGGCGGACGAGTTGCGGCGGACGTTCAAGGCGGCGCTGCGGGTCGCCAAGTCGTGTGACGAGGTGCCGACGTGACCTCCATGTCCAGGCTCACCCAGCACGACCGGGCCGCGCTCGCTGAGGCCGTTGCCCTGATCCAAGACGTCATCGCCCGGCACCCGCTGGAGTACACCGCGGTGATCGGGGTGCACGTCCAAGCCGCTGTGCATGACATTGACCTGGTACGCAAAGACTTTGAGGAGCGACGGTGACCACCTCCGAGATTGCCAAGCCAATCTTCGTGTCCCCGAACGCAAGTGAGACGCCGGCGATCAAGGCGCGCAGGCTGCTGCGCTCAGCATCCAATGCGGCGGAGCATCTGGAGACCGATGTCTGCGAACTCGTGACCATGCGCGCCTGGGAAGTGCTGGGATACACGAACTTCGCCGAGATGTGGCATGGGGAGAACGGGCTCGCCTGTCCGACGCACGTCAAGGCATTGGCAACGGTCGCCCTCGCCGCTGAGGGCATGAATACGAATCGCGGGCGGACCGCCCCCAATGGTCACACCCTGAACGACATCGCGGATGCGGTCGGCTTCCCCAACTCGGGCCAGAAGGGCCGCCACGTGGCGGGCGTACTCGCACAGTTGCGCCATGGTGTACCGGTAGATGAGGTTTCGGCCGGCGGTTGGGTCGGAGCTAAGGCGCGCATCGCGCAGTACGGCGACAAGGAGTTCACGTCCAGGTACCGGTCTCGTCTCAAGCCGCGACGGATGGGCAAGACGGATGACGAACTCGTCAACGTGAGCATGAATCTGCCGAAGCGAGACACGCGAGAGATCGAGGAGATCGCCCGAAATGCCGCCGTGCCCAACGCCGAGATCTACCGACAGGCGGTAGCCGAGTACCTGGCCCGCTATCGGGCATCTCGGATGGGAGGAGAGCCTGAATGACTGAAACCTACCAGGAGCGCATAGCGAGGGCACACACGGAAGGCCTGTGTTACGAGGTACTCCGTGCGATCGCACCACATGTGCCGGCGAGTATTGAGTTGGCACAGCTATGCACCACCACGGTCCTACTTTGCCTTATTGAACAGGCTAACTACTTCTGCGAGCGCGAGATTCCAGTGCTTCGCCTTGGGCGAATCGTGGAGAGCATCATGACTTCGTCGCCCGCTAGTCGCCCGGCCCTGCCCTTGGACGACACCGCTTCTGCTGAAGGCGGCGTGTTGTGACCGTCCATTCCGAACACCCCGAACCCGCGCACGGTGAGGCGCTGCTGGCTGTCTACAGCCACGTCGCGTCCAGCCAAGTCGCTGAGTGGTCCTACCGGCACGCTGAGTGGTTCGCCGTCGTCGCGGTGTTCCTGCTGACACTGACCCTGTCGGCTCCCGTCTTGGCCGCCGTGATCGCCCTGGTCGTGGCCGGGGCGATGATCGGGGCGGGCGTGGTGCTGTCACTCCGGGACAGTGCCGGGACCTGTGACCGGACCATCCGCGAGGTCATCGAACGTAGGGGGACGTCGTGATCCTGAGCGACGTCGTCGTCATGGAGTGGACGCACGCGAGGATTGGGCGCGTCCGAGAGGTTCTTTGCCCGGACCACGAGCGGGAAGTCTTGGCGGCGCTGCGGGTTCTAGCAACTGGCTGCCAATCCACGGGAGCCAACTCGGGCGTTTGCGTCCGCTGCGCCCACGTGAATCTGCGACCTGCGGACTGGTTGTCGGAATGCGTGGTGGCGCATCGTGTCTGAGCCGATCGCGGTGTACGAGCTGGAGATCCCGCTGGTGGACAACCGGCCACCGCTGAACGCCAACCAGCGGCTGCATTGGCGTCAGAAGGCTGAGCGTGTCGGCATGATCCGCGGCGCCGTGCACGTCCGCTGCAAGGAGGCCGGGCTTGTCGACGGCATCATTCACGCGGCACGGCACGTCACGGTCGAGGTCCACTACCGACCTAACGACAAGCGGATTCGCGATGCCAGCAACCTCAATCCGACGCAGAAAGCAGCAGTCGATGGGCTGGTACAGGCCGGCGTGATCCCAGGGGATGACGGGCGTTATGTGTTCGAGCGGCAGCCCGTGATCGAGCAGGGAGCCGGGCCGCGCCGGTTGTGGCTGAGAGTGGAGATAAACAGATGACGGACATTGAGCGCGCGTGCGACTACATCCGCATCTTCATTGCGGTAGGTGACCGCTGGGAAGACTTCGCGCCAGTCGACGGCGAGCGCACACCGGACGGACTTCGTCTCGGGTCCGTGGAGATCGGCCCCGATCGGGAGCGCGATGGCGTGTGGTTCCTCAAGGACGGGGAGACCGTCAAGCGGTACGCGATGGCGGTGTCGTCATGAACGAGGACATCGCGGCCCGCATCCGGGAGCGGCTTGACTTGAACGGTCACGAGGACTGGTGTCCGGCTGTTATTCACAAGCGCTGTTGTGACGGACAATGCGAATGCGCAACCGGCGGCCTGCTCGACGCGCTCCGGTCCGTGCTTGATATTCCACCCCTTGACCCGGCCAGGGGTCCCAGTTCGGCATGGCTGAGTGCGGGGTACAGCGCGGCATTGGCTGATGTCCACTGGGTCATAGCCAATGCCCTTGGCGTTCCCACCGACGCCCCAGCGGTCCCGGCCGGGTCGCAACCAACCGATATGACCGCTGGGGTCCCTAGTCCTGCCGTGGACGGCGATGCAGGGGTGCCGCTGTCCACGGCGGATCAACCGTACCGCGCGGGGGCTTCAACCGAGGATGGTGCTGCGTGAGGATTCACGAGTTGAAGACGTGGACCGACCTCTACCCGGCCATCGAGAGCAACGCCAAGCGGGTCGAGATCCGGTTCAACGACCGCGACTTTGAGGCGGGCGACCTGCTCCTGCTGCGCGAGTATGACCCCAAGGAGGAACTGCATACTGGCCGGTCGTGCTGGCGGCGAGTGACGCATGTCTTGCAGGGTGGGCGCTTCGGGATCGAGAGCCTGTATGTCGCGATGTCGCTGGAGGTTGTCGATCCCGGCGAGTTCACGTTTATGCACGAAGTGCCGGCTACCTGGACTTCCAGCGAGGACGGTGCCGCGTGATCCGCTACGTCCTGGGGTTCAAGCTCCCGCCATCCCCGTGCGGCATCTCCTGCCCTTGCAACACGAACTCCTACGTCGAGCCGCTGTCCGAGGAGGACCGCCGGGAGATCGACGCCGACAGTCGGTTCGTCGACACCGCAGACGCGGCCAGCTATCACGAGGGGGACTCATGACGGCGCTGACCCCCGTCGACTTGGCTGTTCTCCGCGTGTCGGTTCTGACCTGGATGGGCAAGCGGATTAAGGCGGAGACCGACATCGCCCGAGTCGAGGCCGCCGTGCTGATGAAGAAGGGCGACACCATCGCCGCCCGGTCCCCATTGGACGACACCCGAATCGGGCGAGCCATGATGTCGGACCCCAAGCGGATCGCCACCGTCACCAACCGGCCCGCCCTCGAAGTCTGGATCACCGGTCGGTACCCCGAGAAGCTGGTGCAGCGCACCGAGATCGTCGGCCCGATGTCGGACGTGTTGGAGGTGCTGCGGAAGTTCGCCCCACATCTCGTGGAGGACGTCAAGTCGGTGCCGGACTGGGCTGTCAACGAACTGCTGAAGAAGGCCGAGGGGCTGGGCCGGCCGGTCGGGTACGGCGGGGAGTGCGGGACTGACGCACCACCCGGGATCGCTGTCGCCACGCCAGTGGGCGTGCTCACCGTGCGGCTCGACGCTGACAACGCTGACGCTGCCGTGCGTGCGATGTGGGACGTGCACCTGGTGGACATCGACGGCCACATCAAGCAGATCGAGGGGACACCGTGACGCTCAAAACCCGCCGGCCTACTGGCGCGGTGCCGTGGCCCTGCATCTTGCTGGAGGGCCAGGAGAAATCGGGGAAGTCCTGGGCCATCGCGGAACTCTCGGCGTCCAAGAAGGTCGGCCAGACGTACTGGCTCGACTTGGCCGAAGGGGCTGCCGACGAATACGGTGCGGTGCCTGGAGCGGACTACGAGATCGTGGATCACGACGGCACGTGGTCGGACATCCTGGAGCAGGTCGACGATATCCGTGCCGTCGCTCAGGATGCGTTGGACAAGAAGCAGAAGCCCGTAGTGCTGGGCATAGATTCGATGACACTGGAGTGGGAGATGCTGTCCCGCTACGCCGAGGACCGCGCCCGGCGGTCGAAGTCGAACCGGAAGCTGCTGGAGTCAGACCCGAACGCGGACATCAACATCGGGACCACCTACTGGAACGCGGCAACCGCCCGGCACCGACAGTTGATGGGCAAGCTGCTCACCTTCCCCGGGATTGTGGTGTTGACCGCTCGCGGCAAAGAGGTTGCCGAGATGGGCAAGGACGGCAACCCGGTCCAGGGCCGGAAGACCTACCGCGTGGAAGGTCAGAAGGGTCTCGGTTACGACGTGTCGGTGTGGGTGCGGCTGTACCGCGACCAGCCGGCCGAACTGATCGGCGCCCGTTCCGTGCACACCGGGATCGTGCCCGGCAAGGACAACACCCGCAGCCTGCCCAGCTTCACGTTGGAGCGGCTCGTCTTCGACCTCCTCAAGTGCGACCCGACCAAGGCGCATGCCCGTGACGCGAAGGCGTTAGACGGACGTGACGGCGTCGAGCGGCTCGACGACGCCAAGACGAAGGTGTGGGAGCTGGCGCAGGAACTCGGCATGGACAGCGAGGCGCTGAAGGCCGACTACGCCAAGCTCCACGACCACCCGATCGGCAAGGCAACACCGGAGCAGTTGGACGAGTACGCCTTGGAGTTGGCGCAGGAGAAGGAGATGCGTCAAGCGAAGGCAGAGGCTGCCGAGTCTACGGAGGCATCATGACCGCCTTCGCTCCCGTCCCCTCCGTTCCCTGCGCCGTGTGCGCCGACAACGACGACGCCATGTTCCGTCTGATCCCGCTGGGGTTCGGGTCGAGCACCCTCGTGCGGTGTCCACTGTGCACTGCTGATCCCCGCGTCGTGGAGCGGTGGCGGTACTGGCTGGGGCCGTGGCTGGATGGGGAGGGCGAGTGAGTCTACATCTTGTGCCCATCTCGTTCCGGAATGCCTGCGGCTTCGTGGCCATGCACCATCGGCATCATCAGCCGCCGGTTGGATGCAAGTTCTGTGTTGGCGTGTCCGATCAGGACACGGTCCTGCGGGGGGTATTGATCGTTGGTCGCCCCGTGGCCCGGTTGCTCGACGACGGGATGACACTGGAAGTCAGCCGGACGGCGACGGACGGCACGCCGAACGCCAACTCGATGCTGTACGGCGCAGCTCGTCGAGCATGCTTCGCCCTTGGCTACCGACGATTGATCACCTACACACAGGCCGATGAGAGCGGTAGTTCACTTCGTGCTGCCGGTTGGCGCGTTGTGGCCGAACGTCCGCCCCGCCCTGGCTGGACATGCCCGAGCCGTCCACGTGAAGACCATGGTGTCGATCGGATGCCGCGCACCCTATGGGAAGCATCGTGAGTCCCCGCATCCTCGTCACAGTCTCCCGCTCATACAACGAGTGGCCCACCATACGCACCGCCCTAGAGAAGGTGTACGCCGAGTACCCAGACGCAGTGCTGGTGCACGGCGACTGTCCGAAGGGTGACCGGGACGCCGCGGGGATGTGGCGTGGGCTCGGCGGGGAAGTTGAGGCGTGGCCGGCGCAGTGGGCGCAGCAGGGTAAGGCGGCGGGGTTCATCCGCAACACGGCGATGGTGAAGTCCGCGCCGGCTCTCGTCTTGGCGTTCATTGCCGGCAACAGCAAGGGTGCCTCTCACTGCGCACAACTTGCCGAGGACGCCGGAATCCCGGTAGTCCGCTATGAGCAGCGGGAGGACTGATGGACGCCGCGGATGTGTTGCGCGCCCTCGATCGGCGGTGGCCCGACACCGAGTACCTGAAGGTCCGCGAGGCGCCGCAGGACGCGACCCGCATGGGCAGGAAGATCGATCTCCTCGTGGTGTCCCTGTGGCAATCGCGTGGCTTCGAGCTGGACGCGGTGGAGGTCAAGGTTTCCGCGTCGGACTGGAAGCGGGAACTCGGGAACGCCGCCAAGGCCGACTGGTGGTGGCGCCACACCCACCGGTTCTGGGTCGCGGTCCCTGCCGCGCTAGCCGAGAGAGTGAAGGGCGAACTGCCTTCCACCTGGGGGCTGATCGCATGCAGCGACGAGGCCGCGGTTGTTGCGGTCAAAGCACCCAAGCACGGCGCCGAACCCCTTCCTTGGCCGAGCTGTATCGGCACAATGCGGGCCTCTGCCGATGCCGGATTCAATGCCTTGGGCCGTGCCGAGCAGCGCGGCTACGACCGAGGATATGAGGACGGTAAACGGAAGGCGGAGGCCGCGGGCGGCAGGGACTGGGCCAAAGATCAACTGGACTCGCTTCGTCAAACCGTGCAGGAGTTCGAACAGTCGTCGGGGATCGCGGTCAAGGGCTGGCATGGCGGGGAACTGGGCCGCGCCGTAGCCATCGTGCAGAAGTGGTCGCACGACCCGGAGTGGGCCGTCGACGGCTTGAAGCGGTTGGCCGGCCAGGTTTCGCGGCAAGGTAAGGAACTGGCGGCGCTCGCTGCCGAACTCCAGGCTGAGATCGCCCCGGCGGCACAGGCGGGCGACTCGTGACCAACCTCGAACCGAACCGCTCCCCCTGCCGTCGGCATCCCTGCTCCGTTGAGCACGCCGACCTCGTCCACACCTACCGCCTCATGGTGGAGATGTGGAACCGGGACGCTGAGCGGGTCACTGGGGGCTACGCGGCGGAGATGGCGCTGTACCTGGAGAGCCACCCGCGGCCGACGTTGAAGCGGTTCCTGGCGGACAGTCGTAAGCCAAGTGAGGTGGCCGCATGACCAAGGCCCGCGAGATCACCGTCGGTTGGACGGTGGCGAAGTCTGCTTGCGTCGGCTGCCCGTACCACCGCAACGCCTTCTGGCGCGACATGCGTGACAACCGTCCGGACGAGTGGGCCGACGCGTGCGACTTCGACGACGCTTTCCGGCATGCGCCTGGCCTCAAGGGGCGGCGCTACCTGCACGAGTCGTGCATGCCGCTCCGGATGGCGCCCATCGACCGGCTGACGCGCAAGGAGAACGGCGCCGCGCAAGGTGACCTGCTGAACTTGATCGTCGTCGGTGAACAAGAGGTGCAGGGCTGCTCCCCCTACGGCTGCCGCTCAGGTGATGCGGCGTGAGCCCCCGGATCTTGGTGACCGTCTCCCGCAGTTGGTCGGAAGTGCCTACGATGCGCACCGTCCTGACGGACGCCTACACGGAACGCCCTGGCGCGGTTCTGGTCCACGGCGACGCGCCCAAGGGAGACCGCCACGCGGCCTACCTATGGCGCCAGCTCGGCGGTGAAGTCGAGCCGTGGCCGGCGAAGTGGGCCGAATGCAGTTGGGACTGCCCGCACGCCACCCACCGGAAGGTGAACCGCGCCGGCCAGGAGTACTGCCCTGGTGCGGGCATGCGCCGCAACGCAGCGATGGTGGAATCGGCACCGGATCTCGTCCTTGTCTTCGTTGACCCGAAGTCCAAGACCCAGGGCGCCTCTCATTGCGCTGGGTTGGCCATCGACGCCGGCATCCCCACCTTGGTCTACCGCCAGGGTGTTGCTGGGGTGGAGATGCACAACGTGGACAAGGGGAGTGTGCCGTGACCGATACCCACACCTATGACGCCGAGTACGCACTGAAAGAGATCGCCCGGTCGCGGCAACGCAGGGACCTCGGATCGAGGCAGACTGCACGACTCGCGGATCACCTCGCTGCGTACCTGTCGGGCTACTTCGGCCAGGAGGCGCTGGAGACTGTCGGATTGGCGCTGGTCCATGCTTCTGCCGCCATCGGTGGCATGGCCGAGGCTGATGGTTTGACAGATCAGTCTGACCCCGCTGGCGCCGCGACGGTCGCATTGACGAACCTACTGGCCTTCGCTGGACAGCGGATTGTTCTCGATGCCCGTGCTATCGAATCGGACGCGCCGTGATCCGCCGTACATCGTTGAAGCGGTCCACCAAGCGGCTACGCACCCGCAAGCCGCTGCCCCGCGACGAGCAGGCGGCGAAGGAAGCGGCGCTGATTCTGCTGTGGGGCCGGGCCTGCATCCCCCACGGGTTCATTGTGTGCGAGGTCGGACTGCCGGGCTGTGCCGAGTTGTCTGAAGTGAAGCTCGATCCTCACCACCGACTGAAGCAATCCCAAGGTGGGCCGTGGGAGGTCGGGAATCTCATAGCCGCGTGCCGTCCGTGCCATGAGGTCATCTCCGACACCCGTGCCGAGTACTACCGGGAGGGCTGGTTGGTGAGGTCCGGCGGGGGCACGGCGAAGTTGCGCTGGCGCAAGGGGGAGACACCGGCCTGGGAGTTGACGCCGGTCCTGCGCCGTGGGGTGTGGGTGTGGCTGCGGCCGGATGGTCGCTTTGCCGTGTTGGGAGAACAGGAGATCAGGGAGTGGGCAGGAGCGGCATGAGCACCCAGCGAATCCAACGCCAACGAGTCAAGGGCTGGCGGATGCCGACCGGCGCGGCCTACGTCGGTCGGCCCACGAAGTGGGGCAACCCGTTCGGCTACCGCACCACGCGGGGTCTCGCCCGGGTTCCCGCCATTGACGGGTCGCCTTGGGAGTACGAGGGTCGCATCAGCGCCGCCGGCACTGGCCACGACGTCTACCACCCTGACGGCACCTGGACCCGCCACACCATCCGCTACATGACCCGCGCTGAATGCGTCGAAATGTACCGCCGGGCACTTGTCACCCCCGACCCGCGCATCCACATCCACGTTGGGCTTGGCCTTCCGTGGCTGACCGTTGAGGATGTGCGGCGCGACTTGGCCGGCTGGGATCTGGCGTGCTGGTGCCCGCTTGATGACGGCGAAGGGCGCACGGTTCCTTGCCACGCCGATGTGCTGCTGGAGATCGCCCGCGGCGTGCCCGCTGGTGGTGATGGCCAGTGACCCGCCGACTTCGCCGCGCCGGCAGCCCGTGGCGCATCCTCGTCCACCAGTCCCTCCCTTATGGTGCCTCGGGTAGCTCGTTCCATGTCGCGTCCGACAAGACGTTCGGCGGGGGCTCCGGCGCGGACCGTTCGGTCGAAGTTGATGGTGTGACCTACTGGGCGCGCTACACCGAGATCCCCGATACCGAGTTCGATGAGATTGTGGTCGGAAAGTGGCTGCACATCGAGCAGATGGACACCGGCTATTGGTGGGGCGATGTCGGAGGGGTAACCATCCACGTCCGCGCGGATCGGGACGGCAACCCCAAGCACGTCACGGTGCACGGCCCCGGCGACTGGGCTCCTGCGGTGCCGGGTTGTGGCTACTCGCTCGACTGGGCCGGCACGAGTGGCGGCGTGGTCATGACCCGCGGCGCGCTCGTGGACCACTTGTGCCGGCTCGAAGTCCCGCACGTCAAGCCGGACGGAAACGGCGTGGTCCACATCGACGCCGACTCGATGGCGGACGCACTGATCCCGTTCCTGCGGCACATCGGGGTGTCCATTCAGGAGGAGGAGTCCGATGGCTGAAACGCACATCAGCTGGACAGACCGCACATGGAATCCGTCCACCGGCTGCGACAAGGTGAGCGCCGGCTGTGACAATTGTTACGCGCTGGCCATGTCGAAGCGGCTGAAGGGCATGGGCTCGGCCAAGTATCAGACGGACGGTGACCCCCGCACGAGCGGGCCGGGCTTCGGTCTCGCCATCCACCCCGGGACACTGAGCGACCCGTTCCGATGGCGGAAGCCGAGCATGGTGTTCGTCAACTCCATGTCGGACCTGTTCCACGCCAGGGTGCCGCTGGACTTCATCCAGCAGGTGTTCGCCGTGATGGCCGCGACCCCGCAGCACACTTACCAAATCCTCACCAAGCGAGCACGCCGGCTGCGTCGGCTGGCGCCCCAGTTGGACTGGCCGAGCAATGTGTGGATGGGCGTGTCAGTCGAGAGCGAGGACCCCGCAGTGCTAGGTCGGGTCAACGAGCTCCGGCGGGTGCCGGCTGCGGTCCGGTTCCTCTCGTGTGAGCCACTACTGGCCGGCCTCCCGAACCTCAACCTTGACGGCGTCTCTTGGTTGATCGTTGGCGGTGAGTCCGGGGGAGATGCCCGACCGATGGACATCCGCTGGGCCGCGTCCATCGTGGACCGTAGCTGTGCCGCCAACGTTGCCGTTCACGTCAAGCAGCTCGGCTCCGTGTGGGCCCAGCAGACCCGGCGGGACACCGGATTGCTGGTCGATCCCAAAGGCGGCGACTGGGACTTCTGGCCTGAGCATCTCCGTATCCGCGAGTACCCGGTGGTGGCCCAGTGAATCCCTGGCTCATCGGCGCCCTTGCTGCCGTCCTCGGCTTGCTCGGCTTGATGTACTGGCGCATCAGGACCCGCTTGGCAGACGACCGGACGAAGCGACCGGGTGACGACGGCCAGTTCGCGAAGTGGCTCAACGACCAGGAGCAGGCCGACAGGGCAGAGAGGCGCGGCGACGATGGCTGACCTCGTTGCCCCGTGGTGGCCCGGGATGTCCGGTGACCACCTCTATCGGGATTGCCCGGGCCTTCAACGCCTGAAGCCGTGGCCGCGAATAGGGCTCGGGCAAGTTGACCCTGAGGGCGGGGATATCTGCGGGACGTGCTTGCGGTGGTGGCGGTCGAGGAGCAGAGCGCAGATGGAGGGGCGGGATGGCTGAGAACGTGGGTCAACAAATCGCTGATCGGATTCTGGGCGAGACGAACCTGTTGCGGTGGCTCCACGCCGAGGCCCTGCACCGAGCCGAGACTGCAGAGGCCGAAGTTGAGCGATGGAAGCGGGCGTGGCAAGGCGCCGATCGAGAGTGGGCCAAGGACAGGGCCTCTCGCCAAGCCTGGGCAGCCGAAGCCCTGGGTCACGACCTGGACCTTGAACGCCACTACGACCTGCTGCACGCCATCTGGCTGTACGTGGACTGGCGCAAAGTCACCCGACAGCTCACGACCGAGCAGAAGGACCTGTGGGCCGACGCCGTTGAAGCGTTCAGCGAAATTCTCCACCCCGGCGACCCGGCGGAGGCTGACCGCTGGTGGCGCGACCCCGGCTTCACCCGCCCAGTGTCCTCAGTCCACCCGGGGGGGTGGCCGACTTCGACATTGACAGGGCTCCGGTGCACTCATGGCCCGGACTCGTGCTGTATCGAGTGCGGCACCGATGAGCAGGTTGCATGGGCTGTTCCGCTGCCGGAATGGCAGCCGGGCGATCCGGTCTACCGGGACGAGCCCGCCCGTGGTCACTGCTCGAACTCGGGCTGCGGGACCACGTGGACTCCATCCGGTGCGGACACCTGCCCTGAGTGCGGAGCGCCGGCCGGGGAGCCGATCGGCGGTGAGTCCTGATGGGCTACGCCTACTACGACACCCCCCTTGGCCCGGCCGGCTACGCCGTCGACGATAGGTGCCACCACAGCGACTGCGATGCCGAGGTTGACCGCGGGCTCGCTCACCTCTGCGGGAACACCCCCGGCCTCGAGGACGAGTACGGCTGCGGGCGCTGGTTCTGCGGCGAGCATTTGAAAGTCCCCGTCGGGGGGTGTTTCAACGGCACATGTGACTCCTGCTGGGAACGGTGGGAGTTGGCGCATCCCAACGCTGCGGGCACCCCATGGGCTGAGGGCGGTGAGCCGGAGTGAGCTACGTGCGATTCGGCGAGGACAGCTCGGTCTACGTCTTCAAGAGCATCTACGGCCACTTGGAGTGCTGCGGCTGCATTTCCGGTGACAAGTGGGAGTACCGGTCAACTGCTGAGATGGTGGCGCACCTGCGCGAGCACATCGCCGCCGGACATCAGGTTCCGGATCGAGTCATTCCGGCGCTGGAACGTGACGACGCTCGCAACTTCCCGAATTTGGTTGAGGGCGGTGACTCCACACCATGACCACCGCCACCGAATGGACCTGCGGTCAGTGCCACGGAGAGACGGTCGTCGAATCGGCGGATATTCAGCGATGCGAACCATGCGACTGTAGGTACCGGATGGTCGACGCGTACGTCGCCGAGCTGATTGACGAAGCGGCGGGTGAGACGCTGTGACCCCCGCCCCCTACTACGCAGACAATCACGTCCAGCTCTATCTCGGGGATATGCGGGAGGTGCTGCCCGCACTGGGTATCACAGCAGACGCGGTCGTGACAGATCCGCCCTACGGTGAAACGTCGCTCGCGTGGGACCGGTGGGTAGACGGCTGGCCGGCGCTGGTGGCCGACTGTGCTAGTCGTCTGTGGTGCTTCGGCACATTGGGCATGTTCATGGATCATGCAGGGGAGTTCTCCGAATGGCGCAAGCCGCGAAGCATCGTGTGGGAGAAGAACAACGGGACTGGGTTCGCAGCAGACTTCTTCAGAACCGTCCATGAACTAGCTGGGTACTTCTACCGCGGCGCATGGGCTAACGCACACGAACCTCCGCGCCGCGAACCGGGGAATGGCCGTGTCGGCAGCGTCCGCGCCAGCCATGCGGTGGTGACTCATACCGGCAAGATCGGCGCAACGCACTACGTGGACGACGGGAAGCGGCTGGTCCGGTCCGTACTCCGAGCCGGCAGTATTCGCGGTGGCCTCCACCCGACCGAGAAGCCGGCCGCCATCCTCGCCCCGTTGATCGAGTACGCCGTCCCTCCCGGCGGGTTGGTCCTCGACCCGTTCGGCGGGTCCTGTTCAACCGGGCTGACGGCTCGCCAACTCGGCCGCCGGGCGGTCGTCATCGAGGCCAACGAGGAGTACTGCGAGAAGGCCGCAGAGCGGCTGTCGGTGCCGGATCTGTTCGGGGGTGTGGCGTCATGACCGCCACCTCCGAAGTCCTCGGCGTCCTGGCCCGAGCGGACAAGCGCTACGCCGACCGTCACAACCTGACACCGGCCGAGGTGGGCTACCTCGAGACTCTGGCCGCCGCGGTGAACGCCCACATCTCCGGCAAGCAGCGGTACCGCAACACCGCCCTGCGTTCCGTGCTCGAGGCCGTGCTGTTGGGCGACTTCGACCCGGCCGGCGAACTGGTAGAGCAGGCGGAAGAGGCGGTTCGGATTGTCGGCCAGATCCACATGTATCTGCTGTCCCTGAACTCGCGTTCGCGGGCTGCGCACCGACCAGTAGAGGGGGCCGCGTAGGTGGCTATATCCAAGAGGCTCCGCTACGAGGTGCTGCGGCGGGATGGGCACGCCTGTCGGTACTGCGGCGCGCGGGCACCGCAGGTGCCGCTAACCATCGATCACATCACACCGAAGACACTCGGCGGGTCCGATTCTCCGGACAACCTCGCGGCAGCGTGTTTCGACTGCAACGCCGGAAAGTCGTCGACCCCTCCGGACGACGCCCTTGTCAAGGACGTCAACGACGCCGAACGTGACTGGCAGTCGTCATCCCGGCCGTACAGGGAGGCGGTCTACCTACTCTGCGGCGCAGTCCCCGGGCTGGAATCTGAAGGGGCGAGGGCGGTACTAGCGGCAGCCTTCGACGAGAACCATGCGGACGACGAAGAGTCCGATGGAACTCCAACGACATATTCGTGGCCGGATGACCTGAAGGCATTCGCAACGGCGGTGGAGAAAGCGGCCGAGATTGCCTGGATGACGAGCAATGCCGTGCATAGAGCGTTGGGCACCTTGGTGCCGGGCCGCGTCCCAGATCTGATCAAACAGGCACGGGACGAGTACGTGACGAATGGCCTGGACTTCACCGACGCTGAGCTTGAATGCCATGCTCTTGGGCTGGCGGTTGACGCGACGCGTGAACGGGCGCCTTCCTGATGGCCCGCGAGCATGCCCGAATCCACCTGGGCGTGTGGGGCGATGAGGACTTCCAAGACCTCGGCGCCGGCGCCCAGCGGTTGTACTTCCTGCTGCTGTCCCAGAAGACCATCAACAACGCCGGCGTGCTACCTCTGCACATCACGAAGTGGGCGCGTGGGTCGAAGAAGACCACGGTTGAGGACATCCGCGAGGCGCTATCCGAGTTGGTGGTCGCACGCTTCGTGCTCGTCGACGAGCACACCGAAGAGGCTCTGGTCCGGACGTTCATCCGCGGCGACGGCATCGCCAAGCACCCCTACATGCTGAAGAACGCGCTGACGGTGGCCAGGCAGACGGAGTCGCCCACCCTCCGCCGGGCGCTGGCAGTTGAACTTCGTCGACTGGGGAATCCTGCGGCGGACCAGGTAGCGGCCGAACTTGAAGCCACTCCCGATAGAACCCCACCCGAACGGCATTCGAACGGCATTCAGATGGCACCCGAACGGCAATCGAATGCCCACGGGGAAGGGGAAGGGGTAGTTCCAGTTGGTACCCCTAGATCAACAAACGTAGATGGTTCTTCTCGTAGGCCACGTTCGCAAGCGAAGCGCGGCACCCGCATCCCACCCGGATTCGCCGTCACTTCCGAGATGGCGGCATGGGCTCGCGACAGGGCGCCCAGCGTGGACGGTCGACTCGAGACCGAGAAGTTCGTCAACTACTGGACCGCCAAGGCTGGCTCAGGAGCCACCAAGTTGGACTGGCCGGCCACCTGGCGGAACTGGATCTTGACGGCCGCCAGCAAGTCCCCGAACTTACGGGCCGTGTCCGGTGGCTATCAGCCGTGGCGGAACCCCGCCCACCAAGACGCCTACGACGAGGAGCTGATCTAGTGACCACCGCTCAGGACCACATCGCCGACACCCTCAACCGCGCCCAAGGCTGCTTCGAACTCACCGTCGATCCGACCGGCACCCCCACCGGACGACGCGTAGCCGTCAACCTGTTCATCCACCACGTCACCAGCGCGGTCCTGCTCGAACACCTCCGCCGACTCGACCAGACGCTCGCCGATCAGCTGGTGCCGTGGATGCTCGCCGAAGGCGGGATCTTCGAGGACGGCTACGCGGGGGAGATGCTGCACGAGTGGCGGCAGCAACTCGCCGCTGGCCAGCCCATGTACCCGATTGGGCCTCAGACCACGGACCAGGTGTCAGCATGACCACCACCGCCCATACCATCCGCGCCCGAAAGCAGGTTCCCTGCCAGGGCTACCGATGCCGCGCAGTCATCGAACGCGGCGAGCTGTATGTGCGATGCGTTGCGTTCCCCGACGACGAGGTCAACCAGGGCCCTCGACCGTGGGTGCTCAAGATCTGCCAGGCCTGCAACGCGCCGCGACCGATGCCGCCGTTCCGGGTTTATCGCGCACGGACCACCGCTACAGGAGTTGCATCATGACCGAACCCCTGGTGCTCCTCGAGCGCGACTACCCGAACTTGGACTTCGATCCGCATTGGATTCGGGAGAACCGCGAGTCGGCGGAGCGTCGCCTGAAGGAGTTCCCGGTGCATTACGCGTTCGCACGGGTGTCCAGCGAGGAGATCGTCGCCTGGGTTCAGCGGGTGATCCGCGACGCGGTGCAAGCGAGCAACCTGATCACGGTGGCGGTCACGCACGGGCCGTCGCTGCTGCTGCTCGGGCCCACGGGCACCGGGAAGACACACCAGGCGTACGGCGCGATCCGGGCATTCGCCGAGTCGGGAGCCTCCTGCAACTGGGTGATCACAACCGCGGCCGACATGTACGCCCGGCTCCGGCCCCGGCATCGCGTGGACTCCGAGGAGGAGTTCGAGCGCTACCAGAAGGCCCGCGTGCTGATCGTCGATGATCTCGGGGCGGCGAAGGGGTCGGAGTTCACAGAGGAAATCAACTACCGGCTGATCAACCACCGATACCAGAACGAGATGCCGACCTTGATCACGTCGAATATCCCGCCAAAGGAGCTCGCCGCCGAACTGGGCGAGCGGGTGGCGTCCCGGCTGACCGAGATGGCGCACCGCGTAGTCCTCAAGGGTGGCGACCGTCGGCGCCATCTGCAGCCGTCGTGGATGGATCTCAGCGATCCGGATAGGGAGGCATCATGACCCAGCGTCGCCCACAGTTTCACGGCTCCATCGGCTCAGTCCGAGTAGGACGAGGGAACTTCGGCGTGCTGCTGGAACTCCTGGTGTCGGCCGAGGAGGAATGGATGCGGGACGGGCTGTGCGCCCAAACCGACCCCGAGGCGTTCTTCCCGGAGAAGGGTGGCTCCACCCGCGAGGCCAAGCGGATCTGCCAGGGCTGCGAGGTGCGCGACGAGTGCCTCGAGTACGCCCTCGAAAACGGCATTCGCTTCGGTGTTTGGGGCGGGCTTTCAGAACTGGAGCGACGGAAGCTGAAGCCGGCTTCGCCCACCCGTCCGCAGCGGTTCTTCGAGCAGCGAGGCGCCCAGGTCCGGGCTATGGCTGCCGAGGGTACCGACGTCGTGGTGATCGCCGAGCGGTTCGGCCTGTCCGTCACGCAGGTTCGGAACATCCTGCTGCGCCGACTGGTGAAGGAGGCATCGTGACCGGCCCGGAACTCGCCAAGCACGCGGGCATCACCTACCGACAGTTGGACTTCTGGGTTCGCGCCGGCTACGTCACCCCAACCGGCGGTGAAGGAACAGGACACGCTCGGGACTTCTCGTGGGTGCAGTGCCAGATGGTGGCGTGGATGGCCCGGCTGGTGAAGGCGGGCTTCAAACCGGCCGCGGCAGCAGAGCTGGTGCGGTCCGGTGAGGCCCGGGAGAAAGCAGCGCAGGCCCTGTTGTCCGGTTGGTTGGAGAAGAGCGCATGAAGATCTACTTGGCCGCGAGGTACTCCCGCCACCCCGAGATGCGGGAGGTGCGGGACTGGCTGGAGGAGCGGGGCCACAAGGTCACCTCACGGTGGATCGACTGCCACGGGGACAGCGGGTCTTTCGGTCAGTCGTGGACGGCGGAGACGCTCAACGAGACGCCCTGGGTGTGCAGCGGCCATGCGCTGGACGACGCCGCTGACGTACTCGCCGCCGACTGGGTGATCTCGTTCACGGGTGGCGGAGGTAAGGGAGGTCGGCACACTGAATTTGGGATCGGTGTGGCATCGGACAAGCGGCTGATCATCGTCGGATCTCGGGAGCACGTCTTCCACACCCTGCCTCAGGTGGAGCACTACCCAGACTGGCCGACCTTGCAGGCGGCGCTGGACGGTGGAGCATGAACTACCCCGAGCGCCGGCCCAGCGCGGCCGCCAGCGGGCCCGTAGGCACCGGAGAGGCCGCCGTGGAGGCTCTGGCGCGAATCCTGGACCCAGTGGCGTTCGAGCCGTGCGCCACCGCGCAGAACCTCGGGCAGCAGTGGGACCGGGACTGCCGACAGAGGGTGGCCCGAGTTCACGCTAAGCGGGCGTTGACTGCTGGCTACCGGCTGATGCCCGAGGAGCCGTCGTGATTGACCCATGGACGCGTCAATCTCCGCCGATGTCCTATGGAGACCTATACGACCGGTGCCTTGCGCCCATACCGCAGATTCCATCAATGCAAGGAGGCGCTTGGACGCTCCGCGTTCCGTTCGAGGTGCTGCGGGCGGGGGTGATCAAGGCGATCCACGACGTTGGCACCGACCACCTGGGCGCATTGGAGAGTGCGGACCCCGAGATACTGATCGGGACACGGGGCGACCTCCTTCTGTACGGCCCTGACGACGATTCAGGCCCCGCGCGGAAGCGACTCGATGAGGTCACCGGCGCTCTCATCAGGTGCATCGCGGCGCTGGCGCACCAGCCCGGAGGGATTGGCCTAAGTGGGCTGCATTGGTGCGTTGCATCGGGACATATCGGGGGCGTTTGGAGTGACACGCCGTGTCCCGAAGAGGTGGACCGGGAGCTACGTGGTCATCCACCGCACCACGGCTGGTGGTCTAAGGGGTGGAAGCCAAGGCACTACTTGCTCTCCCGGGAGGCTGCGTCGTGATCCCCTTTGGCCTGTCGGCCCTTCCATGCGGCGACAGGCGGACGCTTCGGCAGCTTGGCGCCGGGGTAGTGCAGGTACCAGGCGACGAACTCGCGGATGACCTTCGCGGCGCCGCTCTCCCGGCCGCGCTCAGCGGGTGGAGCTGCGGCGACCAGGTCGTCTCGCATGGTGCCGTCCATGTGAACGGTGAGCTTCGGCTTGCCGTCGGTGGGCACCGGACAAGCCTATCGGGTGGGTACCCAGTTTCGCCAGAGAAGCGCTTGCGGGTGGGTACCCACCTTGGTAGGATGACCAGCATGGTCGAGACTTACGAGGGGCGCCGGATCACCGCTATCGCGCGCCGCAAGGACGGATTCGCTGGCGTACTGGTCCGCATCAACGGCACCCAGGTCTGGCACTACGGCCCCCAGAGTTCGGCAGACCTTCGCACGGTCGAAGGGGCCATCCGTCAGACGAAGCGGGAGATCGATGCGGTGGACGCCTACACCGACGACTACGAGCGCCCCAGATTCTCCCGCTGCTGGTATCGCAAGAGTGACCCCCGGTACACCCTGGCGCTGGACTGACTCTGGAGGGAGGCGGAGCGATGACCGCAGCAGACTTCGATTGGGACGACGACGACTGGTACGACGACATGCCAGACCAGCACGCCAAGGAGGAGCCGGACTGCGGCGCCTGCAACGACTCCGGCGCGATCTATCTGGACGGTGGCCGGCGGTGCCGCTCCTGTCGACCCACCCGCCTGGAAGCGTGGTGGTCCCGCTCGAAGTGGCGGTACCGAGAATGGCGGTTCCGGCGCCGCGCAGGCGTTAGCAAGTACGCCGACGAGCCCCCGTTCTGAGTTGGGGTACTGACCGCTGATCTGCGATGGAGGCAGGGGCAATGACACTCGGCTATGAAAATCCCGTCCACCAGTATCGCGTCGGTGACGTGGTCCGCATCGGCAGCGGCAAGGTCGAGTGGACGATCGTCGGCAAGGGTGCCACAACGGGCCTCTCGGTGAAGAACGAGACAGGCCGTACTCGGTCAACATCGACCCACGAGGTCACCTTGATCCGTCCGGTCGAGGGCTGAGGAGGCAGGGACATGGGTCGGGACGACCTTCAGGTCGAGGTGAACTTCGAGAGCTGGGACGGCGACGGAACAGTGACCGTCTCGAACAAGAGCGGCGTGATCACGCTGGACGTGCGCACGGCCCGCGAGCAGCTGCAGAACGCGATCGACGAAATCGAGCGACGACAAGCCGATCTCGGCTGGAACCGCTGAGGAGGCAGGGACATGACGACCGAGCTGGCCATCCCGCAGTTGGCGTACGACAAAGCGGACGAGATCGCGGGACGCTACCCGTCCGACCGGGAGGCTGCGGCGCACATCGCAGCCGAGGTGATAGCGGAGGTCGCGCCGCTGATCCTGGCCGCCGAGCTTGACCGGCTGATTGAGGTCATGGACGGGAAGGCGAAAGAGGCCGGGATTGGCGGCAGCATCTACGCCAACGGTCGGCGTGACGGGCTCGAGGTCGCAGGGACCGAGTTGTATCGCCGCGCCGCCGAGCTTCGCGGGGAGGCGCAGTGATGATCGGTACTGGGGTCTACCAGTACGACAGCCGGGCGCCGCTGGCTTGCCGCACCGCCGAACGGCACATCGGAGTTACGGCAACGGAGCCGTTCCATAGCAACGGGTTGAACGCGGTCTGCGTGGAAGTGAATCGGTACACGTTGACGGTCTCGGGTATGGCTGGCGGCTACGTCTACCCCGCTGAGACGGTGATGGACGAGGTCCGTTCGGCGACCGAGACAACGCTGGCCGAACTCGAAGCGGTAATCAACGAGTTGGTCGGGCACAGGGACCGGCTGCGGTCGGAACTCAAGGTGATCGACGAGCGCGACTGGGACGGGGATTGATCATGGCCACCACCGACGAACTGCGCGACCGTGACTCTCTTGCCCGGTCCCTCGTAGACGCAGCAGCCGAAGCGATCGACGAAGCCGTGCGGTCGAAGTGGCACGGCGACAACCTGGACTTCCTATCGTCGCCGGATGACTGGGCGAATGAGGCTCGCGCGGCGGCGCTCGCTGTCCTGGAGAAGCTGGCCTCGGCCGGAGCGGCGATCGAGGACTACGGAGCAGACGTTCCTGAGATGTGCCGCGCGTTGGTAGCTCAGATCCGGGAGGGCAGATGACCCACACCGAGAGCCTCGCCCGCCAACTGGTCGACGCAGCCGAGCGGGAGACCACCAACGGACCACGCGCCGTGGTCGCCGCCGTTCTCGACGCTTTGGGGGATGAGCACCGCGCCGGGTTGATGCCGTACAACCCGGGCCCGTACATCCACCTGTTGGCCGAGATGGTGAGGGAGGGGTCGTGAGCCTGAACTACACCCCACTGAGACACAAGATGCTGGCGGCCGTAGAGCGGGGGCTGGTCCGCATCAACGACGACCACACCTGGGGATTCATCACCTGCTACGCCTCAACCCGGGCGCAGATGGCACGTACCTGCAACTGGTTATGGGAGCACGAACTGATCGGCGTTTACCGCGAGCCCGGCACTGTTCAGCTCGGTGATGCTGGATCGCGGTGGCTCGCCGAGTGGAGGGCTCGACACGGGGAGCCGAGGCCATGACCGCCCAGCCGATCACCGTAGCCCCCGACTACGCATTGGGCGCGCCGTCTGTCCGCCTGTTCGGGACGATGGAGTTCACCTTCGGGAAAACGCCGACGGCAACCAAGCAGCGGCAACTCCTCGCCCTCCTTGCCTCCCGGGCCGGGCAGCAAGTCACGATGCGGACCCTGATCGAGGAGTTGTGGCCGGGGTTGGAGATCAGGAAACCGAGGGCGAGTGTTGAGACCTATGTGCGCTGGCTCCGGAAGAGTTTCGGTCACGAAACCATCCCCCGACGTCCGATGGGTTACACCTTCGCCGTGGACCCGATGATGGTGGACGCGCACCGGTTCGGCGCCTACGTGGACCAGGCAGAGTGCGAGTCCCGCATTGACCTTCTGGCCGCCCAGGACACCCTGAGGGCAGCGATGTCACTGTGGCGGGGACCCGTGCTGGAGGATGTGGAACGAGGTCCCGTGCTGTACCGCTGGGCGGCGGGAGTTGAGGACAAGTACCGCACCGCGCAAGCCCTGGGCTGGGGCATCGCCCTTCGGCAGGGCCGTCACCGGGACATCCTGGACGAGCTGCGCGCGGCGCTGCGGGAGGACTGGACCGCAGAACATGTCGCCCAACTGTTGATGACCGCGCTGTACCGCTCGGGCCGGCAGGTGGAGGCGTTGGCGGTGTTCCGGACGGTGCGGCAGGCGCTGATCGAGGAGCAGGGGTTGCGTCCGTGCCGGGAGTTGCAGCGGTTGGAGCAGCAGATCCTGGCGGGGGACACGGCGTTGGAGTTGGAGGCGAAGTGACCACACTGGACCAGAAGATCAGGGCCTGGCTGGACGAGCACGATGCGTGCGTTGACTCCGACTGTCACGCCGAAACCATCGAGGCCCTCCGAGCGGTTCTGGACGTTCCCCGCTATGACCTCGCGCGTCCTACGGGGCATCTGGTCGATGACGCTCAACGGCGCGCTTGGAATCGGGCCCTAGAGAGGGCACGGCAAGGTATCGCCTTCGAGCTCGGAATCAGCTTGGAGACCGCCGATGCCATGTGATCTTGTCTCCCGCTTGTCGGAGACCCTAGACGAGCTAGAGCGGGTAGCCCGAGAAGCTAGCGACGAAAACTCCGGCGACCTTGTTGCCGGGCCGCGCGGACTAGGTGGGGAGTGGAAGCGCGATGCCCGCTTCGGGCATCTCGTCGACCACGGCAGAACGATCGTGCTGGACGAGGGAGTCACCACCGACGCGCAGTTTGACCACATCGCCCGCTGGGACCCCCAGGCTGTGCTCCAACTGGTGGGGGCAGTCCGGCGGCTGGTCGGCACCTGCGAGGTCTGGCTGGATGACTCGGAGCTAGCGGCATATGCCCACGAGGTGCTTCGCGATCTGGGCCGCGCCTTCGGCGTCACCGAGGAGCCCTCCGATGAGTAGAGCAGGAGAAGCCGTGATCTGCCGTCCCTGCCGTGACGCCGCCGACCGTCACCAACCCCACGACGAGTGCCCGGGCGGCACGTGGTGTGACTGCCAGCATGGGGATACGTCGAAGGAGCAGGAGAAGCCGCAGTGACCGCCATCCACGTGATTCTCAATGTTGTCCTGTATCTGGCGGCGGGCTTCTTTGGCCTCAAACTGCTGAGGAGATTCGGGCCGTGACCGACCTCGACTCCACTCTGTCCGCTATCGACGCCGCCACCGGGTGTCAGCAGTGCGAAGGACCACTCGGGAACTCCCCGTCGGACTCGTTCTGTTCCGATGGCTGCCAAGGCGCTTGGTTTGCCTCCCGCAGCGAGCCACTGGAGATGGAGCAGCACAGCCCCGAGCCAGCGTCCGTGAGCTCCTATGCGCGGTACTGGCTGAACCGCTGGGCCGAGGAAACCTCGCCGCCTGGCGGAGCCGTGCGCATTGCGCTGTACACCTCCAACCCCGCATCTGACGGTCAGTCCAGCGTGGCCGCAGACGCGCGCGGCGGTCGGTGGCACAACTCCAGCATCGCCGTCGAGTGGGCCGACGAGATCCACGTCCGGAACGAAGAGGTGGCAACCAGGTACCGCGAGTCGCTGCAAATGGTGTCTGATCACTGGATTGACACGGGCCTGCTCCCAGCCGCCCAGAGCGAAACAGCCGATGACCCGGATCCCCTTCAGCGCGCCCTTGAGGCCCGCCGCAACCGCAACGCCGGCCCCCAACGTCGCCAGAGGGCACCGCGGCGCATCAACCCAAGGGGAACCCGATGACCGCCGTTCCTTGTGAAGGGTCCTAGCAAACCCACCCACAAACTCCGGTGGTGGCAGCAGATATGGAGGAGGTCGCGTTGATCAAAGGTGAGCCGATCGAACTGGCCACATTGCCGCCGGAGGTGGTCCGGCTGATGCACGCCGTAGACCGGATGCGCGACAAGTGGGGTGACGCTGGCGAGGAGCGCCGCGCCGAACTGTGGCGGCAGGTCCATCAGGCCAGCGATGGGGTGTGGGGTCGATTCGATGACCGTCCTGGCTATCGACGATGGCTGGCTGTTCGTCAGTGGTGGCAGAGACTCTGGAGGTGGAGATGACCGACGGCAAGTTCCTCTACGTGCCGACGCCGGCGCACCGCTGCGTCCAACCGGAGATTACGACCTTCGGGCCAAACCCTCCCGGATCGGACGTCCCAGCGGTCTCAACCCTCGCGGCGGGCACCGTCTGGGAGTGCGGCGACTGCGGAACGGTCTGGAAGGTGCGCTACTGCCACCCGCGACAGCTCGGTCTCGTCGGCGGCAACAGCTGGTTCCGGGAGCGCCGCCGGGAGCGCCGTGAGCGTCTCGGTCTGAGCTGGTGGCAGAGGGAGCGTCAGCCGTGACCCACTGGCTAACCCTGGACGACTGGGACAGCGAGCACCCGGGGAACGTGCTGGCTTCGGCTGGCCTGACCGTCGAACAGGCAGCGGAGATCCTGCGCCGGAACGTCCTTGAGCTGTTCCCGCCGGTCTCCTGTGGCGACCGTGGTCTCGTATGGAGGGAGCCATGACCGACCGCACCGTGAACGTCCGCCTGGTGGCGGTGCTCGACGACCTCGCCTCCTATGAACTTGGTGCCGCCACCCTGACCCGGGACTGGCATGGTGTTGAACTGGCGGCGCTCCTTCGAGCCGTGGCCGACGAGGTGGAACAGCAAGGCCCGCAAGATCCACGGGCACCGTTCGGGGAGGCCCCACATGCTGACACCTGACCAGCCACCGATCAAGGAGATCGCATGGAACTGACCGTCCGCACGGGCAACGCCGAAGCCCTCGACGCCACCATCCAGCAGTTGCCGATGTGCGGTGCGCAGGTGATCGAGGGATCGTGGAGTGCCGAGGACCGCGCGTGTCGCGTGCGTGTTGCCGGCGATGTGGGGTTCTTCCGCTTCGCGCTGGAGCGGCAGGGCTATGGCGAGATTGTCGACGCGGAGTCCTCATGACCGAGCCCGACTGGAACCTGAAGGGTGGCATCTGGACCCCGGGCCAGCTTGAGCCGGCTGTCACGCCGGTAGTTGAACCCGTTGCGGTGACGGCGGACGACGACGTCTACCAGCACCTCACCCTCGTGTTCCTGGAGCACCTCGGATTGTGTGGCTGCGGAGACCCAGGCGGGGCATGGCGGCTACTCCTTGACCTACTGGAGCACTTCGACAGCCCCGACTGGGAGCAGGCCGGCCGCAAACTGACGATGCTGATCGGCACGCCGCCAGCCATCCACTTCGTGCTGTCGTCCCTTGATCATGCCGAGTTAATCGAGCATGGCAGCAGCATCGGCTACTCGTGGCTCACCGCCAAGGGCAAGTGGGTGCTATGGGCGCTCAGCACGGTGGGCGTTGAAGATCTAGACGACCGCTTGGACGAGCACGGCTACCCCCACTACGACGGCAAGGGCTCGTGTGCGGAGTGCACAGAGGACTGCTGGCGCATCACCGAGGTGGATTCACCATGACCGGCTTCGAGGACCTCGACCTGACCCCGGCCGGCTTCTTCCACGACTGCACCACCTGCGGCTGGTCCATCCCTAGGCGTGGCTGGCGCTGCGACGAGTGCGGTTCTTGTCGCCCACGCCATCGAAGATCGCACGGAGCTCGGCGTTGGCGTCGGCGGTCCAGCCGATCCGCAGCAGGTGCAGGACCTGGGTCTCGACAGGTGATGGAGTGGGTGCACGCCGCCGCGCCCGCCTGGGACCATCGCTGATGTCGCCGCGAAGCCTGGCCTGCGAGAGCATGGCTGCCGCGCAGTCCCTATCGTGGCCGGGCTGCGTGAACCTCTCGATCTCGGACTGCGGTGGGCTGGTCCACGAGGAGTGCCCCTGCACGTGTCCGTTCCAGGAGCGTCGAGTAGACGCCGAGTACCCAGTGGAGGCCCCGTGATCACCCATGACGCCCTGGTCGAGGGAGTCGGGTTCATCTTCGGGCCGTTCATCTCCCGGCGGAGACGCTGGCGGTTGGCACTGACGCTGCTCGGCTCTGTGTTCCGTCGGTTGCCAGTGGAGGCCCCATGACCACCATCTGCACCACGGACACCCTCAAGATGGTCCGCGAGACCCTGTGCGTCGCGCAGTCCGCGATCGCGTTTACCTTCGCCGACGACCCCCGGCTGGCCGAGCACACCGATCGGCTCCAGCGCCTCATCGACGACGTTGACCGCCAGCGTCCCCTCGGCCCCGACGGCAAGCACGGCGACCGCCACACCCTTACCTGCGGATGTGACCGCGAATGACCGAGCCACGGCGGCAAAGCCAGCGCAAGCACGGCGGTTACCCCAATCGGCTTGTCTCCTACCGCGAGGTGTTCGAGGTGCTGGCCAACCTCCGAGTCGCGGTGAAGGAGTCGCGCAGGGCGCGCAAGCTGTCCCTGCGGGATGTCGCCGCCGAATCCGGGGTGAATCTCAACAGCATCAGCCGGTTCGAACGCGGCGGGGACATGCAGCTGTCGAACGTCATTGGCCTGCTCAAGTGGTTGTCGGGCGAGCCGAAGGGTGAGCAGCCATGACCGCCGAAACACGTATCCACAAGGGTCGAGCGGTCACCGTCAACGGCGTGAATGTCTGGGAGTGCTGGTGCGGATCGCGGTGGCTGCCGGCGGATCGTCCGCTAGATAGCGATCACTGCCCGAGCCGGCCAGCACAGTCCTGCGGGGAGTCCCCATGACCACCCAGGAGACCCGGGTTCTCTGCGTCACCTGTCGCAAAACCCCGCCGCGCCGCGCGACCCCCGGTTACATGACATGCGACCAGTGCGTGGAGAAGATCAAGGAATGCCTGGACGAGATACGCCGGCTCTACGCCACCCTCGCCGCCCCCGGTGCCCTGCTCCCGCAGCGGTCCGACGGCGCCCGCCGAGCACCCGGCTTCGGCTCCCGCTCGCCGGCGAACGACACGACCATCGTCCTCACCGACCGCCGCACCACATGGACGGAGGAGGCCCGCTACCACAACCCGCTGGTGGTGCTGGAGTCGTGGGCCCGGATGGTTCGCGAAGAGGTCGGCCAGGCGGCGCAGGGCCATGCCACCGTCACCTCGGAGGCGGGCCTACTGCTCAAGCGCATGGACTTCATCACCCGCCAACCCTGGGTGGACGACATGTGGAAGGAACTCCGGGAGGTCCGCGGCGAGCTCCGGGAGTACAACGGCGAACACAAGCCGTTGCCGGTGGGAAAGTGCCCGTCACTCATCGGCGGCAGGACCTGCGGGACACCGTTGTTTGCGCCGCTCGATGGCGACGTCATCAAGTGTCGATCCTGTCGCCGCGAGTGGTCCAGGCGGGAGTGGCTGCATCTTGGCAGGACCATGGGCCTGGTGTCCTGAAAATGTCGGTACCACATGGGAGAATGGCGTGGTGCCGAGACCTAGACGGATTCGCGCCGACGTGATGTGGCAGCGAGAGCCCGAGCACGAGTACTTTGCCAGGGCCAGTTCTGCTGCGGCGGACATGATAGATCCCAAGGACCCGGCCCTGATGGACATCATCCGGGCGATTATGCAACTGGCGGGCCTCGAGTTCGACATAGCCGATCCCGAAGTTGTCCAACGCGCAATCGATGTTGGAAGACGGAATCATGCGCACGGCATTGGTAGGCCGATTCAGTCCCGGCCAGCCGTAGCGCCGGTGACCGACGGTGAGGTCGTGTACTACATGCGTATCGGGAATCGCGTCAAGATCGGTTATAGCTCCAACCTCGTCTCGCGGCTCGCCGCCATCAACCCAGAGGAGTTGATGGCGGCCGAGCCAGGCAATATGCAGACCGAGAAGGATCGTCACGTACAGTTCAGTCGTCTGAGGACACACGGCGAGTGGTTCCGCCTAGAAGGGTCGCTGGAGATCCACATCGCCCGGCTGAAAGCAGGTGGCGCGGGTGTTGGTAGTCGACCTCGGGGACCGATGGCTGATGGATCGGCAGGCCTTGGCGGCCTGGACCAAGCGGTCTGAGCACACCATCAGACTCCGATGCCCTGTCGCCGAGTACCGGGATGGCCGAGCCTTCTACGACGAAGCTGCCTGTCGGAAGATCCTGGGAAATATCCCCGAGCGTCGGCGCGTCGCTTGACGGGACCCAATATCACCCCGATCATGTCACTGTGGTCATCTGTCCCCAAGGGGCGATGGTCCGCTGATGGGCTGACCCGAGTGCAATGACCGGTGTAGGCACATTCCGCGCCAGCGGCCACGGTGCGAATCCGTGCTGGCTTGAGAGGTTCGTCTACGCGGCGGCCGTCAGCCCGGCTGGCGCCTCACCCACCCAGTCCGCTAGACGGGCTGGGTCTCCCATAGCGCTGTAGAGCAGTTCGGTAGCTCAACGGGCCCATAACCCGTAGGTCGCCGGTTCGAATCCGGCCAGCGCGACGAGGGCCTGGTTACGACCAGGTACCAGCCCTGGCAGGGGCAAGGAATACTCTGCCACCTCATCTCTCCTCGTCTAGCCGCCGGGCGAGGGTTGCTCTACAATGGCGGCTCGGCTCTTGGATCGGCGGGCATGAACATCGACCAGCACATCATGCAGCGACCACATGGGCGTGGGTACCCTGCCCGGGTCGTTGGTTGCCAATGCGGTTGGAAGAGCACATGCCGGAACAAGCGCCACGGCCGGGAACTGTGGGAACAGCACCTCCGGCCCCCCCAAAGCTAGAGGTGCCAGTCTTCTCGGCACCGTGAAACCCCCAGTGCCTCGACCGCGGGACGGGCCTGGGACGGACCGGAGTCCACCTGTCACGGGCAGGACCGGTCCGGATTCTCAGCGGCCCGTGAGCACCGCTGAGCTCCTTTCCTCGCCCGCAGTGCCCAAGTAGGACCCCGGAGTGGCGCCAACCGCTCCGGGGTCCGCCCGTCTCAGGGGGTGAACGATGCCCCCGCTCCCCGGCGACTTCCTGGACGCGATCGAAGCGGCCATCGGATGCCAGCACTGCCAAGGCCCGCTTGGGGACAGCCCCTCGGGGGACTTCTGCCGCGAAGAGCATCAGAAGGCGTGGTCCGCCGGGCGCGGCTCAGCGCTGTCGCTTCCTGAGCGTTTCGGCTGCCCGTCATGTGGGGACTGCGCCCGCTTCGCCGAGGCGATGCCCGACCTACCACGCTGCGAAGGGCTGGCAGTCATATGAATGACCCGGGCGCGCCCCTCAACGAGATCATCGACCGCGCCGTCCGGGAATGGCTGGACCGCCATTTCGCCACCGCATACGCCACGGTCTCCGAGGGCGGCCCGGAGAAGCGGGCTCTGGAGCAGGCGCGGCATTTGCACCTGGACAACTACTGGTACGACCTGACGCCGAAGATCCTCGACGCACTCATGCGCGCGGGCCATCCGGAGCAGCGCTCCTGATGCCTCTCCCCGGCGACTTCGGCTTGGTCTCCATCTCCGGCATGGGCGGCCTGCTGGTCCGCCTCGGCCAGGGACTTCTCGGAGACGGGTTCGGCGACTTCCACCACGCCTTCCTCGTCCTGGACAACGGCGAGGTCCTGGAGGCCGAACCCGGCGGTGCCCGCATCGTCCCCCTGTCGAACTACGACGGCACCAACGCGGTGTATTCCAGCTGGGACCTGACAGACGCCCAGCGGGCCGATCTGGTGGCCGCAGCACGGCCCCTGGAGGGGACGCCGTACTCGTGGCTGGACTACCTGAGCCTCGCGTTGGTGCGGTTCCGCATCCGGCCGGCCTGGTTGAAGCGGTACGTGGAGGACACGGGGCACCTCATCTGCTCACAACTCTGTGACCTCGTGTATCTGCGAGCCGGGCTGCACATGTTCCAGGACGGCCGGGACCCGATGGACGTCACGCCGGGGGATTTGACCCGGGTCCTGACCGGCCCGGCCTGATTTCACTTTTCCCGAAGCCCCCTTCTATGACAAAGGAAATTGCCCGTGTCTCACGATCTGACCCACACCGACGCGCAGCAACGCGAGTTCGCCATCAACATTGCAAGTTCCCTCCACCGGGACGTCATCACCTCGGCGGCGCCGGGAGAGCGCGATACCGCCACCGATCCGGCCGACGCCGTGGTGGAGAGCGCGAAGAAGATCTACGCCTGGCTCACCTCCTAGGCGTCGACAGCCTGTGCCCGAACTGGGGGCCGGTCGATGGCTGCCAGTGCCAGGAGCACCTCGGTCATGTACCGCACGGACAGCCACCGTCCTCCTAACTTAGGAACACCACCCCAGAACCGAGGATGATGATGTCCGAGTCATTGAAGAGCCAGATCGAGCGCCTCGCCGACTTCATCATGGAGAACGTTCCCGGCGAGCCCCAGGGTGGAGCCGTTGACACGGCGATTGATGTCCTGTCCCGGCACTACCCCGAAGTCGAACGATGATCCAGTCCGGCGACTTCTACGAGGACGACGAACCCGTTGCCGACGTCGAGGCAGCCTTTGACCGCGGCACGCCGGCGGTCTCCCGCTCCGTCGACGAGTGGGCGGGCGCACCGTGCTGGTACTGCCCCCACTGGACCATCACCGCTTCCATGGTGGTGATCCGCCCGACGGTGGGATGTGGGTGCGCGATGCTCCCGCTGCCCGTCTAGCCCGGGGAGCCGCGCCAAGCTGGCGGAGATCACGACTTGAGAGGCGGGACGAAATGATGCACGCGGTGGACGACGGGGTCAGCATCTACCCCGTCGGGGCATTGCATGACCTGCTCATCGTGTGGCGAACGGCCCTTCGGGCGCCGTCACACCTGGGCTGGGCGTTCAGGAAGCTCCGCTCGGGATTTAGGAGCGGGTCCCGGCGGCGCTCCTACTGGAACGGCTACCTTGCGGAGCCGACCACGAGCAACGCGTGGACCCGTGCCGGCCACGGCTGGACCAAGCGCCGCGCACGGCGGAGCCTCGACCTCCACTTCATCGAGCTCGTCGACCGCGCCACCCGGGTCTGAGCTGGTCGCGGTGCGCGATGCTTGCAACCGCTACTCCCTCAGCCCAGATAGCCGGCCTCCACATCCAACTGTTGGACACCGACGCCCGCATCGACCGCGCCCTTGACCACGGGTCACGCCGGGAGTTCAAGGTGTGGTGCCAGCGGCGTGCTTCGTTGGCTGCCCGGCTGCAGTCCATGCTGCTGAGCGTCGCTCTCTCGTAACAAAAAGGGGCCCGTGATGGGCCGAATCCGTGATGGAGGAATCATGCCCAAGGAGAACATCAACTGCGCGCTCGTCGACGACATGCGCGTTGTGGTCGGCTGGGACGCTGGCAAGGACGTGCAGATCGGCACGACCAACGCCGCCGCGCCGTTCGTTGGTGGTGACGGCAAGTTCCCGTTCCGGTTCCTGGCGGGCGGGGAGACCACCGGCGAGTACGAGATGACCGGCTGGTTCGCCACACTGGACCGCGAGGGCATCAACCGCCTCATCCGCGCCCTGCGCCGTGCCCGGGACGCGGCTTACGGCGCCGACGCGTGACCGAGACCTACGGGTCCCGCCTGCGCCACTGCCGCAAGGCTGCGGGCCTGACTCAGGACGACCTCGCCAAGAAGATCGACATGACGCGGTCGTCAATCGCCAACATGGAGGCGGACCGGCAGCGCCCGCTCGTAGTGGACGCGGAACGGATCGCGGAGATCCTCGGTGTCGACCCAGCGTGGCTTGCCTTCGGACGGGTCACGCTCGGGCAGCCGGGGCCGCCCGCACCAAAGCCGCACGATCAGACAGTGCTGAACCGCTGCCTGAGGGATCTGGAACGGATAGCCGAGGCGATCCGCTCCCTCAAAGGGTGACCGTTGCTACTGCAGGGAGTAGTACGTGAGCGAGACCATCGAGGTCGAGTCCATCCGCCGACTGGATGTCAAGCCAGGCGAGACCCTGTGCGTGAAGCTGCCTGGCGGGCCGAGCGAAGCAGAGATGGACCGCCTGCGCGCTCTCCTCACGGACAACCTGCCGGAGGGCGTCAAGGTGCTGTTCTTCGGGAGCGGCGTCGAGGTCTTCGTGGTGAACGACGCCATGGCTGAGGCCGCGTGTTCCTCACCGTCCTCCTAACTTAGGAGCATCCCACCATGACCGAGGATGACGCCCCCCAGGTTGGAGAGGTCTGGAAGCGCCGCGGCATGAAGGAACGCGTGCGGGTCGAATCAACCTATGCCATCCGAGGAGCAGGGCTTCTGCGGCTGTCCCGGCTCGGTGGTGTTCCTGGTCCGCGTCCAGGACGTGCCGTTGGGCGAGGAGGACGTTGGCCATCTGGCGGCGCTGGTGCTGTGCCCGGAGCACGACCCGCTCAGCGGCTAGCGCTTCGCCACCTTCACCGTCGTCACGCTCACGCCGAACGCAGCGGCCGTCTGGCTGATGGAGTGAGTGGCCAAATACCGACGGATCAACTCGTCGCGGAACCTTAGAGCCTCGGACCGCTTGCTGTCGATCCGCTCGACGTACGCCTTGATGGCTCGACCTGCCTCGGCGGGGTCCTTGATGGCGCGGATCTGGTCGAGGGTGCGGGGTGTGGTCACCGCTTGCACCTCGTGAGTAACCGTAGGCCGTTGAGGAAGCCTCTCCAGAGCTCGTTGTAGTCGCCCGCGTCGAGCGTGGCCAGCAGTATGGCCAAACCGCCGATTAATATCGCGTCTGACCAGCTCACAGCGCTCGCCCCCTCAAGTGGGCGAGCAATTCTGCGGTGGCCGCTAGAGACCGCTCTGCAGCCCGTTCGGCTCGGCGGGCGCCTTGATAGGACCTGATGGCGAAGCCCAGGTTGGCGAGGGCGGCGACAGCGGCCACCACGACGATTACGGCGGTCATGCCTTCCGCCTCCCCAGGGGACCGACACCGACCAGGCTGGACTTGAACTCCAGCGTCGGCTCATCAGGACCGAACCGGCCACCTTCGGTGGATATGCACTGGGCGATCCCGAACAGCACCTCGTTGCCGCAGTCCACGCGCACCGAAACGGGCCCGTCGAGCGGTACTCGCGCGGCCACCTCGGCGGTCCACGACTTCAGGCCGGGGATCGAGATGAGGTGCATGCCGCGCGCGACCCCGGGCTCGATCTCATTCTGGCAGGCGCGGCAGAAGTAGCGGGTGACCGAGTACCCTTCACCGTCGCAGACCCCGCCACACGAACCGTCGCACGCCGCTTGCTCGACGTGGGACAACAACGTTGGGTACGGGTCGGCCTGATCTTCCGAGCGGGCGTGATAGTGCCCGTTGCTGTCGGTGTGCTCCCACCGTGGATCGGGTTGCGGCAGGTTGGTCGTCTCGCGGTGCCATTCCTGGTCGATCTTTAAGTTGCCCGTCGTGCCGGGGCCGTCGTCGATGTAGAACAGCGGCAATGTCTCCCGGCACCAGTCGGCGCCGTACAGCGACGTCACGTCGTGGTCCTCATTGGTGGGACAGCGCATCTGGCCGGGCAACCAGAGTGCACGCCGGTCCCCGACCTCACGGACGTCGATCCAGTCAACGTCGATCACGGCGCCGCACTGCGGACAGGACGGCATCTTCACCCTGGAACGGTCTCGCACGGACATGTGGTCATCCTACTACCTGGGCGACCGGACACCCATCCGACACACCGTGACGTGCCGCTACAGCACCACGAGGGCAACCAGTACCGCTAGGGCCGACACCATCACAGCCCACGAGAAGTGCCGGCTCCATGACCACGGCCGGGCTGACCCACGGGCCCTCCACCAGTACCAGGCCCGCCATAGACGCGACCATGGCGACAGCAGTTGGGTCATCGTCCACCCACCAGCTGCGCCTCGGGCGGACACCGCAGCGGACCGCCCTCCGGCGGTACGCACACCCAGCCAGGCTCGGACGGAACGAGCGTCCCGTCGCAGTTCGAGTCACCGATCTGCTGGCAGTAGGCCGGGCCGAGCGGCGGAACAGGCGATGGACCCTGCACCAACGCGCCCACCAACGCCGTCAGGGCGACCACCAGCAATCCGGCCGCGATCCCCAACGCTGTAGCGGCCGACGTTCTGTGCACGCCCTGAGTATCGCCGCCGACCACACAAACGCAAGGGGTGGACTAGATGGACGTGCCCGAGGTCATTGATCGCGCGGCGCTGCGGGTGGCTCTTGAAGGCCTGGGCATTGACTACACCCACCTCCGCCGAGTCACGGCAGACCCCAGCAATGTGGAGCTCACCTACCTCGTAGTCAACGAGGACGGCAAACCGTTCGCTGTGGGCAACGCCGTTGCTGAGGTCACCTACACGGTGCCGATCCTCAACACGGGCCGCATCGTTCATGGCAGCCCGGCAGATCCAGACGGCGGATTCGAGGCCGTCCACCGCGAGGGCCAGGGCGTGTGCTGCGGCCCTGCCTAGGCATAGGCGCCCGACGCTGCGGCAAGCTCACCCCAAAGTCACGCTGCCCTGACTGCACACGGATACGGGAGCGCACCCGCCCCCAACGCCCCACCAACCTCACCCGCACAGCAGCAGAGCAGCAGCGCCGCAAGGCAGCAGTCGACACCCACATCACCCAGCACGGCATGGTCTGCCCAGGCTGGAACCGCCCACCCCACCAGGTGGTGCACCCCAACATCCTCACCGCAGATCACATCAACTCTGTTGCGCAAGGTGGGCGCGGGGATGGCCCCCTGCAGGTGCTGTGCCGAAGCTGCAACGGAGCCAAGGCCAGCCGAAGTTGATCAATCAAACGATCACTAGTTGATCAGATGTGGATCGCGCAAGATCAACCCCGGTCGGGTGG